GCACAACCATTTGTGATAGACCAGGAGCGCAACCAGCGCAACATTGAAGCGATGAAAGCAAGGAATGCTGAGAAACGGAGATTAGCAGCAAGTGGATAACATCTACAGCATCGTGGCACGTTTGGAGCAAGGCATGCAAGAACGGCGTAACGTACCAGACCCTGCGCATGGCGTCACACGGCGCGGCTATCTGACACCGGAAGAGGCATACGACGAATGCCCCAAGTGTGGCCCGATCAAAGAGCACTACGTGGCTCTAACTGGTCGCTGGCTCAAAGGGACATGCGCATGTTTCGAGGACAGGTATAACGAACGCGTGCAGATCAAAGAGCGCCTTGATTTCATGCGCTCCCAGGTGCGTGAGAATTACGAGTGGCTTGGCGAGCAGTGGTCAGATGCTGGACTCGTTGATAAGGCGTTCGGCAACTTCGAGCCAGGTTATCAGGATGTGGCCTTTGAGACGGTGCAAGAATGGATGGCAGACATGCATGGTTCGCTCATTCTGCATAGTGAGGACTTCGGTACAGGCAAGACACACTTGCTGGCGGCCATCGTGAACACACTGCGCTTCAATGGCAAAGCAAGCCGCTTCGTCACGATGCCGAAGTTGTTCTTTGCCATCCAGGATTGCATAGCGCACAATGCACCTTATGCACAATTTATCCACAAGGCCATCTATACGCCGCTTCTGGTACTTGACGATGTGGACAAGGCAAAGCCAAACGAGTTCAGGCAAGATATCTACTTCCAGATTATCAATGAGCGCGTTAATCGTAGCTTACCAACCGCCATGAGTACCAATCGGGTGAGCGATCTGGCGTTCTTTGTTGGCGGCGCGGCTTGCTCGCGGTTATCGATTGGCCAGATTGCCGTTGACATGTCTGGCGTTGATTATAGAGTGAGGTTATAACATGAGCGATCTTACACAAGAGCAATTGCTTACCTATGTTGATCTGGCGATTGAGGCATTGACTCCAACGCTCGGTCCTCGCATGATGCTACGCGACATACAACGCTACCTGAAAGAGCAGTATGGCATTGAGGAAAGCATAGAGCGTATTTACGAAGCTGAAGATATCATCCATGAACTGAAAAATAAGGAGTCATAAGATGGACTTACGCGATTATTGGAGCCTGCCACCATCAGGCCAGGAAGAAATTATCGAGGCTGCGACACCGCCATATGAGGCTAGATGCGTCGTGAAGATGATCGATATAAGCAAGGCTATGGAAGGCATCAATCCATGTACGTCGCTCTATGGCTACGGGCCAGACGGTCAGACATGCAAAGGCTGTATGCATTTGCGCTATTCCAATGCAAGCCGTAACCGCTATTGGAAGTGCGATCTGCGCACATTGACGCATGGAAGCGCGACCGATCATAAAGTGAGCTTTCCTGCTTGCGGCCGGTATGAGAAACGGACAGAAGAGTATCACGGAGGATAGAAAGATGTACGACGTCGTTCCCGACCTGCTCGCAGCCTACTGGCTATCGCTCGGCGCAGCGTTCCTGTTCGGTGCCGTGATTGGCGGTGGCATCGTCTATGCATTGTCTGAGCGTAAATATAAGGCCAGTGGCGAGGGCTTCTTGCCACATGCTGAGGAGCCTGTCACGGAGCCGGTAGAAGTCGATTGGGAAGCAATCTTAAAGGACATGCAGGCATGAACATTTTAGTCGCCTGTGAATTCTCAGGACTCGTCAGGGATGCATTCAGAGCAAAAGGCCACAATGCTATCTCCTGCGATCTTGAGCCGTCAGAGGCATCAGGGCCACATTATCAAGGCGATATACGGGATGTACTGACAGAGGATTGGGACATGATTATAGCCTTCCCCCCTTGTACGCATTTATGCTCATCGGGGGCAAAACACTTTGAGCTAAAACGATTGGATGGAAGACAGCAAGAGGCTATTGATTTTTTCATGCTCTTTACTGACTTGAAATGCCCAAAGGCAGCTATTGAAAATCCGATAGGTGTTATGTCGAATATCTATCGGAAACCCGATCAAATCATACAGCCCTGGCAATTCGGGCATGGGGAAACGAAAGCCACATGCCTATGGTTGAAAGGACTACCGCCGCTCTTTTCAACTGAGATAGCGCCAGGCAATGAGCATCGTATACATCGTATGCCGCAATCGGCACATCGGGCAAAAGAGCGGAGCCGTACCTATGCAGGTATCGCTCAGGCCATGGCGGATCAGTGGCTTGTGGAGGTGTCGGTATAATGAGTGTGCTATGGCTCATGCTCAGGCTCTGCGGGTTTGCGCTCTTTCTCGGTCTGCTCGCCTTCTGTGTGCTCTGCCTGCTGATACTGATTGTGTAAAGCGTAAAAAAAGGGGAGTCCGACCGCCTCCCAGTAGTCTAAAGCGGTCAGTATCACCTTGCTTGTAGAACGAGCAAGGCACAAGAAAGGACTTCCTGGCATGAAATGGTTTCACAATGGCACGATAGGACGTGTCCTAGCAATCGGTTTTGCTGTCTTTATTCACGCATGGTTCGCAGCAGGGGCGTACTACTTCGGGCGTTTCATCGGCTCGTATATCTTTAGCGACATACCGAATGGCGCCGATCTTGCCGGTATTGGTTTGGCTATTATGGTGTTTGGCGGCGCGATGTTTGGCTTCATCTACCTGGAATATGCGCGTGAGGATGTAGAGTCTTACGCTTCAAGCAGACACGATAAAGGCGCATCATTCACACACGCATTATGGATATTGCAGATATCTATCATCCTGGTAGAAGCATCGTCGCTCTTGTATCGCGTCTATACGATGCCCGATAACTTTAAACGCTTTGTCGTGCTGGTGCTCGGTATCGCTGCATTGGTCATCGCCTGGGCGCTTGGCAAGATTGTACACGCGATGGCAAACAGGCCGCTTGATCTGGCCTATCAACGCGCAAGAGATAAGGCTGGCCGCTCTGTTGTCGAGGACGGTATGAAGTACATCGACGATATGAGCGCCGAGCAAAAGCGGCGCTTCTATAATGGCGACGCCTCGACTATCGATGAGGTGCGGGGCATCAGAGATCGTGACCGTATTCGAGAAGAGCAAAAACAGGCCATCGCCGCGCAGAAAGCCCAGGAGCGCGAAGACGAGGCACGGAAAACGAAGCAGCAAGGCGAGGGCTTTATCAAGAATATGCTCTCCTGGCCTGGCAAGCATCGTGATAATCCTGCTGATGTAGTGGACACGCCAGTATCAAGCAACGGAAATAAGCCTTTTTAGACGGCTCATCTGAGAAAGACCGACCAGATGAGCCTATCGGGACGGAGCCAAACCAGGAGCCAATCGCACTCGCTCCTATCCCACCTTACGAGTACCCGCCGCCAATGGCACGGTCTAGCCCTGGCGACTCACCCAAAATACCTGAACGGCAACGAGCAGAGCCTTTCCAAAGGCCACCTACCCGACCCGTAACGCCTGAAAAACCTGTGCAGCATAAAGCACCTGAACAACCGAATATCACCGTTGTGCATCATACGCCGGTCATTATGAGCCATCCGGCAACGACACAACTTCCGGCAGTTCAGCCCAAACCGGAAGTTGGAAGTTCCGAAAAGCCAAAATCGGAAGATTATTCCTCCGATCGGAAGAAAAAGCCTCCGAAAGTAGAAGAAAAAGCCTCCAAACCGGAAGTTGGAAGTTCCACACCTGGAAGCAAAAATAAAAAAGGTCGGAAGTTCAACGGTGGGGGAGGGAGGATACATACAGAAGCGCAGATCGATCAAATTCTGGATTGGTACCTGGAAACAGGTCAACTTCCGGATTACGTTTCCGATAGGCAACGCTACGATTACAGGCACCATGAGAGATTGTCAGAAAGGAGGAAGTTACTTGACAAGCAGCAAACAGCAAGCGACCAAGTTAGTGGAGGTGATACCTCTACAGGCCATAAAAACAATATCACTCAGCTTCCAAGAACAGGCACACACAATCCTTGATTGCCCGGTAGATGTGTTTGACACCTTTGTGAGTCAGTATACGGAAGTTGAGGATGTGAATAGGCAAGTATGGTCAAGCTTCCAACGTTGGCGAGTTATCAACTTCCTCCTTGCTGACGGCGCATTGGAAGTTGAGAATGGTAAGCTGGTTGAAGTTCCGGAAGTTGAAATGGTAGCTCAGGAAGGAGCATGAGATGACGAAAAGTTGGCAGAAAAGACATTGGGCTTTGTTGATCCTGGTGCTATGCGTGCTCATCCTGGTCTTGTGGCCTAGTTCTGGCGTATCCGAAGCTATTCGGGTGATCGGGCATGGATTGCTCGATCTGCTTGGAAGGATTACACAAGAGATCATCATTCTGACGAGCAAGGTGATCGACAAAATATAGAAAGGATACTGTATTGAGCCTAGAAGAAGAATTGATCGTGCTGTCCGGCGTCGTGGCCGCGCAGAAAGAACGTATCGCACAGATGGAGGAGCTTCTCCTTGATTGGAACTTGCTCATGTACACCCGTTTCCCGTTCACCTGGAATAACGGCGAAGGCTTGCTCATTCAGGAGCGCTTACGGGAATTAGGCATATTGGAGAGAAAGGAGCAAAAGCATGAATAGAAAGCCAACAACTGATCTATTGGCGGAGGCACTATCCTTAGCCAATGCGCCGAAATGGATGATAGACAACGCTCTTGCAGGTGTCTACGATGATTATAAATCCCCTCACGCTGACCCGATTAGAACACTTGTATTCGATGCTAAGAACAACGGGCTTCCAACTATCGCAATGGATGCCATAGATGGAAAGTTCGACGCGCAAAAATGGGAAGCTGACGAATGGGCAAAGAGTCCAGAAGGTCAAGCAACCTTTGCAGAGTTTTTTAAGCACAAAGGATAGAGGAAAAGTAGTATGAACTATGTATTAATAGCGATCATCGCCGCAGCAATCATTGCCGTGCCTGGCTATCTGCTGGCGGCAATATTGGCGTTCGTGCTGTCCCGTCAGGGCCGTGATCGTGAGGTCGTGGAGGCCAGGCTGTACACCGAGCGTGATGATGCACTGCTGCGGTGTGAGAGGCTCACAGCAGACAACGAACAGTATAGCGAGGCGGTTGTGGAACTCAACGAAGAGAAGCTGGCACTCATAGTACGAAATACTGCCCTGAGGGATGCCTTGAATGATGTGCAAGCTGAGATTAAGGCGTTACACATGCAGAGGGGAACTGTGCCAGTCAAGCTAAGGCGTACCGGCAAGAAAGCAGGTAGCGAATGAGCAACAACGTGATACTTGCGTGGCTCGCGATTGGCACCGTAGCCTTTGTCGCGGGCATGCTGATGGTGACTATCAAGATGTGCCAGCGATACCTGGAATGGTTCGGACCCGATGAAGATGACGAACTATGGAAAGGGCAATAGCAATGAATACTCAGCTTTTTATCAGCCATGCAACACCCATACCTGAATTGCTGATACCTGTAGAAAATGATCCTGAAGGGTTCTTCAGGCAAAAACCTACAGGTGGTTTCTGGACTTCTTCTTGGCGTGAACTAACTCAAGACTCTGACTGGGTAGAATGGTGTCGAGGTGAAAACTTTGGGGCGCCTAATGAAAAGCATTGGTTTCTGCTTACTCCACACCCTGATTGCAAAATATATACCATCAACTCATTGAAGGACTTCAAGCGTTGCCTGATAGAATACGGTGATCCTGTGCCACTTGCACAAAAGTATCCGAGCTTTGCCGAAAAACGGGTCATCAACTTTGAGAAGGTAGCGCAAGAATTTGATGGCTTGCATTTGACTGAGAAAGGTAATGGTGAAACACATCTGAGTTATCCAAACGATCTCAATGGGTGGGATTGTGAAAGCACATTATGGTTTCGTTGGTGCTTTGCTTCTGTGCAGACTATTCCGACACCAGCGATAGAAGAGGTAGCATCATGAAGCACCTTTGGCAACGACTGATCAACAAGATAGCGCGCAAGCTCAAGCTCTACGGGACACTCGACAGCGAACGAGCCCTGCGCAAAAAGAACAGTGAAATCTCGCACTTGAAGCAAGAACTCGCACAGGCGCACAAGCGGCAATGGGGCTACGAACAATCTGCGTGGAATAGCGAACCATCCCCGCGTACTGACCCTCAGCTACTCGCACAATTGGAAGCGCAAAAGCGCAAGGATGACATGAAAGCCTTCCTGCACTGCGCTTCGCAAGAACTGCCACGCATGCCGGGCGACATGGCACGCAAATACACCATGCGCAAACTCGATGCTGATACCGTGATTATGCCAGCAGTACAACGTGAAGCGCAGCTACAACGCTACCATGAGATGCGCTATCAGGAAGACGCGTGGGTGCGCTAGTTTGTTACCAGCCTCGGTACTCCCCCACCGAGGCTATTTTTATGAGTTTTCAGAAATTGCTCCAAATTAGTCTCAAAACACTTGACATGGTGATATCAATATGATATCATTAGTATATAGAAGAGAACAACAAGTTCTCAAAGAAAAAAGGAGAAACGAAAATGAAGGCAGTTACAAAGTTCTACAGCGACGGCGAGGTTGATGTCTCACAGAGCGTCAAGGCGACTATCGAAGCCAGTGATGCACAGTTCAGCGTTAAGGACGTTTTCGACGCTCTTTACAATGCCAATCCAAATGACGAGTATTTGGACTTTGGCACAGTGCGCCGAGCGGTTTCGGGTTTCAGCACCCCCGCCGTTGCCCTGGTTAAAGAAGTTGCGGATGGACAATATATCCGCAATTAGCAGGTAGTCCACGGTTGCCAATCTCTCCAAAGGGGATTGGTAGACGCGGCCTCACTTGAGAGACCGAAAAGGAGTAGCACTTGAAAAGTATCGTTATTCGCCAAATTCCCGATGATGTATTCCAATGGTTGCAAGATCAGGCAAAGGCCAATGTGCTTAATCCTGAAGCGTGGCTCCGATTGAAACTCATCGAGATGGCAAGAAAGGAAGTCGTCTTGAATCGGGATTTAGTTCAGGCCATTCAGTCAGAAGTTGCCCAGGCGCGTGAAGAGGGCATGAGCAGCGATGATGTCAAGTTCATGGCGACAGGCGCGGGTATCCGCTTTGGGCGCGATCAGGGTGTTATTGGCGATGAAGTATCGCCAGAGATGAACGCTGCTATTATGGCAGTCGTTGAAAAAGAATTGAAAAAGTAAAACAGCCTCGCACAGAGGTAGCTCAGGAGAGCGGAAAGAAGAAGAAAGATGGAAAAAAAGTACATGGAGATTGATGAAGAATTTTTTGTAGTTCTGTCTGCTTACGAAGAAGGAGAAATAAAACGGCTTGAGAGGGGCGGGTGGGATGTGCTTATTGAAACGGTAGAGGAATCGGGCAAGATCATTCTTGAGAGGCCTAGCCTCTACCAATACAAACAAAAGAGGGATGTAAAAGCCAAATAGCCCCTCGCCGCAATCCAGCAGCGCATGACTCATCATCATGCGCTTTTTGCTGTTCTCTTGCAAGTACGGCCACTTTGCATTATACTTGCTTTAGCAGCTTCGGGAGAATTGATGCTATGCCGTATCTTGTAGAAACATCGAAAATGCCAGCTATACCCAAAGGCGCCTATCGTCTCAAGGCCATGACCTACGAGGAAGGCGTGATGCTCGACGAGAAGAAAGACGCCCTGATCCAGCGCAATGGCGGATTTGCTGATTGGCTCTTAGAGATACGCAGAGGCATCTTTACATTCCTGCGCATTAGTAACGAAAGCTATCCGTTCAAACCTAACAAATAGCAGATATCCAAAGAAGCCCGCTGGTCGGTTGAAGACAATATAGGCCAGCACAGCATTCGGTTATGTGGGAGGTGCCACTTCTGCATAACCCCTTTACGGGTGTAGGGTATAGAGGGATGGCAAGTCTCTATACCTGAACCGTAGAGGCTTTCATAATAACGTGTAACGCGACTGAGGCAAAGTAACCCGGCGTTAAGATTTCTCATGTGAGAGTCTTAGCGTCTTTTTTTGTGTAGGTGCCATGACGATACACCAATTCAAGCAGCGTGCGCCTAAAGTACGCATCGATCACTTCCATGTCACGCAGCAACTCGGCTTTGCGCCCATCCTGTACTGCTGGTGCGGTGGCTACATCGATATGGGCAACAACAAAGCATTCGCGATACGCAAGTTTGCCGAGGCACATGAAGAGTGCAAGGCTCCTGACTATCGGTAAGTATCGCTGGGTGCAAGATAGCCTGACTTATCTTGAACTCAAATTGAGGTTCTAGCATATAAAACAGACTCTAACGGTAGCAAGCAGGCGGTGTGAAGATGTACTACGGCATGCTCTGGTTTATCGCACTTTCGCAACTGCTGTTCTATCTCTGGCAAACCTGGCTGATCATGCTCAGTGTTGCGACGCTGCTCATCGTCCTGTATATCGTCGCTCTTGTCCTTATTGCGAAGAGGTACAAGACATGTCACGTTTTGAACGCATATTCTATATCGCCTGTGCAGTCCTATTGTCAGCCTGGCTCATTGGATTTGGCGCGTGGCTCATGCTCACGCCTATGCCCGCTATCCTCTATCCATAGGAGGTGACACTACGAAGACAGACAAACCAACTCCCATCCCGAAACGCGCATCCGCATCGCCTCAACCTATCGCACTATCCCAACACCCGACGCTTGACGAGCGCATTGATGCACGGGTGAAACGTGCGCTGTATCATCTCATGCGCTCAGAGCAGGAGATCAACATTGTCAGCATGTCCTACGACGAGTTTGAGGCGTTCTGGGCGCGTGTGATGCAGGAGGCTGAATGATTGAAGTGAGTGCTGCACTGCTTCTCATCGGTTTCGGTGCCCTTCTCATGCTGTGCGGCATCATTGCAGGCTGTGTGATTGATATGCGCTATCTCAACCGCAAGTTACTCAAGCCTGTCCCCAAAGCTGCGCCCATCACGCAACAGATACCGGCGGTGAAGCCATGACTGATTGGAGCGTCATTCGGCAAGAGTATGAGCAAGGAGCCTCTTTGCGCTCACTCGCTGCCAAGTATGACGTTGGCAAATCTACCATTGCAGAACGCAAACTTAAAGAGCAGTGGACAGAACGCCGGACGGACACCGGACATCGGACATCGGACATAATGCCCCTACCCCGTCCGTCGTCAATACCCGTTTCAAATGATGCTCTCAGCATTGCGCGTATTGGCTTGCATCAATTAGCCCAACATCTACAAACTGACGATCTCCTCCCGATTGCTTCACACAAGTCGCTTGCTGATGCGCTGTCTCAATATGTCAAGGTGCTTCTCACTGCTCCACAAGAGGCTGAAACAAGAGAAGGCTTGCTTATTCCGCTTGAGGGCATATCAGACTACACCCGTAGAGAGATACGCCGCTTATTGCTCGAAGACTCGGAGCAACAACGGGAGGCGAGCTAATGGTAGTAGCGGTCAAGCGGCTTTCGCCAGTAGAAGAGATTGACGCCTACGAGATGAAGCAGGACTTCAGACTCTTTGCGCAAGGCGCGTGGAAAGTCATTGAGCCAGGCACGCCGCTTCTGTGGAACTGGCACCTTGATGTGATCTGTGACCACTTGCAGGCCGTGTTCGAGCGACGCATCAAACGCCTGGCGATCACGATTGCACCAGGCCACGCCAAATCGTCGTTCATCTCCGTCTTGTTCCCCATATGGTGCTGGATTAATGACCCGTATAGCAGATGGTTATGCGCCTCGCACTCCCTTGACCTGGCTGTCAGAGATAACAAATATCGGCGTGACCTCATTGAGTCAGATTGGTTTCAAGAGCGATACGGGCATCTCTTCAAACTTTCCACAGGCCAGAACATCAAGAGCTTCTTCGAGAACAACAAACGCGGCTATCGTATGGCTGTGGCTCGGCGCTCATCTGCCACCGGCAAACCCGCTAGACATCTCTTGATCGACGACCCGAATAACGCGATGGCTGGACGTGCTGACATCGAAGCCACAAAGGAATGGTTCGGCAAAACCTGGATGAGCAGGCTCAATGATCAGGAGAACGGGCCGATGATCATTGTTGGTCAGCGCCTGGATGAAGATGATCTGATCGGGCATATCCTCAAGCAAGGTTGGGAGCATGTAGACCTGCCGGAAGAATATGAACCTGCACGCGCTCAGACTACTTCGCTCGGCGCTTATGATGTGCGTACACAAGAAGGTGATCTCTTATGGCCGGAGAAGTTTCCGCGAGAAGTGCTAGACAAACTCAAACGTGCATTAGGCCCACTTCATTACTCAGCGCAATACCAGCAATCACCTATTCCCTATGGGGGATTTATCTACAGGGAGAAAGACAGACGCTGGTTCACGATAGATCACACAACACAATCGTACCTGCTCGAAACACCTCGAGGTCGGGTGACGGTTCCTATTGCAGATTGTTGGAACTTAGCGGTGATTGACCTGGCGGTATCTACCAAGAACACCGCCGACTTCTTCCTGATGGAAACGTGGGCCATCACACCCTATAAGGATGCGCTCTTGCTTCACGCCTTACATGAACATCTCGACTTCCCTGAGCAGCAGCAACAAATCCCTTTGATATTTCAACGCTTCCATCATAGTATCATCGCAGTGGAAAAACCTGGTATTGGACTTCCAATGATACAATATCTCATTACGTTAGGATTCCCCATCAAACCGTTCCAACCGCAGACCGATAAGATCACTCGTTCTACCACTGGTAGCATCCTCTATTCCAATGGCAAGGTCTATCACAACAAGAACATGGAAGGCATTGAGGAGGCAGAGAAAGAGCTGTTTAGCTTCCCCAAAGCGCCACACGATGAATACCCCGATTGCCATGCAATGATGGCGTTCGTGATCTCGACGTATGGCAGACCTGGCTTACTTGACCTGGCGAGCGATGACGAAGAAACGCTTGACACCACACTCAGCATTGAGCACTTGAAGCACGCCGAGGCCATCACCGAAGAGCAACGCCAGGCAGCCGAGGAAGAGGCCAAAGCGCAAGAGGCAGATTTGTACAAGCGAGGGCCACAGGTTGATGTATTTGAATGGGCTATGTCTCATGAGGGAGGATGGAATGATTGACTTTGCCATGCCTGACAACATCATAGCAATGCCTACGAAGAGCAATGAGTGGTATACACCTGCTCGCTATGTGGAAGCGGCTAGGGTTGTCATGGGTAGCATTGATCTTGACCCTGCAAGCAATGCAATTGCTAATAAGACAGTCAAGGCAACTACTTACTACACCAAAGAACAGAACGGATTAACTATGCCCTGGTTTGGTAACGTATGGCTTAATCCTCCATTTGGTCGTTTGCAACCTGAAAAAACAGGCTCAACTAAAAGCCATCCTACATTTTTCATTCCTCACCTCTTGAGAGAATATGAGAAAGGGAATGTTGAGCAAGCAATGCTATTGCTGTTAGGCTTATCCTGCTTTCGTGTATGGTTTGAGCCTCTTTGGAAGTATCTAGTGTGTTTTCAAAGTGAGCATCTTAACTTTGAAAGAGAGGACGGCTCAAATAGTCGGTATGGTTTCGGTACAAACTTTATTTATCTCGGCTCCAACGAGCAACGCTTCATCGATATCTTCTCACAGTTTGGCCCCGTGGCGCGTCGTGTGAGCAAGCCCAAAGAACGACCCGTCAATCTCTCACTATGGGAGGTGAGCGCATGAGTAGACGCCGCAATCGCCCTCAATCAACACAACAACAAAAGGCCGACCCCAACATTCAGGTCGTGGTCGCGCAGCAAGGCGTAGCAACCCCTGCCACGATGCCACGACATACCCGCGCGTACATTCAGGAGGGCTACCGTGGCAACAAGACGGTGTTCCGTGTAGTCGGACACATCGCCAGGGCCGGAGCTGGTATCAAGTGGAAGCACTATACCGATGAGACGAAGAAGCGCGAGATGCCCAACTCTGACCTGCTGCAACTCTGGAATACACCCGCGCCAAAGACAGCAGGAACGGCCTTCCGTGAAGCCATGATCGCCTACTACTGCATGACCGGAAATAACTATCTGCTCGGCATCAATGCGAACATGAACCCAACGGGTACATTCGACGAACTGTACAACTTGAGACCCGATCTCACGAAGATCAAGGTAGATGACAACGGGCCGCTGTACTACGAGTTTGGCAACTTCTCACCACCCAGGCGCTATGCAAACCCATTCGTGATGCACAATAAGCTCTTTGCAGGGAACGATGAGGTATACGGCATGTCGCCTGTGGAAGTTGCGGCCATGCTCGTTGACATTCAGAAGGCTGGGCAGAAATGGAACCTGGGCCTACTCTCCAATATGGCGCGTCCTGGCGGTGTATGGGTGACTGATGCATTCCTGGGGGATACCGAATACAAGAGCCTGAAGGAAGAGATACGCCGCAAGTTCGCAGGGCCCCGTAACGCTGGCGAAACCGCTATCCTGCATGGCGGCGTCAAGTGGCAATCCATGAGCATGAGTCCTTACGAGCTTGACTGGCTGGAAAGCGATACAAAAGGTGATAGGGATATTGCGGGTATCTTCTTCAACTTCCCGCTGTTCCTGTTAGGGCTGGCTGACTCAACCTACTCCAACCAGGAAGAGGCGCGTTATGCGCTCTACACCGAAATCGTCTTTCCCATTCTGGACATGTTTCAAGACAGCTTGAATATGTGGCTCACCCCGCGTTATGGCGGCTACCTTGGCTACGATCAAGAGGACGTGGAAGCTATTCAGACGAGGCTACAGCAAGCCAAAGGACAGGCCTCAGATCGGGCAACCGCAGAATTTACCGCAAGCACCACAACATTCTTAGAGGCCAGGGAAATCCAGGGCAGGCCCAAACTACCCGTCAAAGACTTTGTGATTATCAATCAAATCCCGGTGCATGTCGAAGACCTGGATGACTACATAGCAGCCATGAGTGGCAAGACGATCAATCCGCCGCCGCCTCAGTTGTTGCCACCGCCTACTACAGTGACGGAAATACCAAATGATACGAACGACAACACACCGCCGCCTGCAAAGATACTCCCATTTCCCGTCGCATCCGTGAAAATCTTAGACCTGCGCACCGATGCCGAGAAAGCCGCGTACTTCAAGACGGTGGAGAGCAGGCGCGCCAAATGGGAAAAGGTGGTCCAGGGGCGATTACAGGAGTATTTCAGGGATGAGCACAAAACGATTGCGGCAGCTCTTTCTCGCGGCGAGACGGAGAATGCGCCAGATAACGTAGCGCATGCCCTGACCGTCTTAGAGCAGCAAGGCACACTCAAAAACCTGATCGTGGGCATCTACCAGGATGTAGGCGAGGACTTTGGCGATAGCGTGCTCAAGAACTTGAAATATGGCGATGCACCCTACGAGCAAAAACTGTTCAATCTCAGTCTGAACCTGCACGCACCGGATGTGCTCCTTCATCTGTTACAATTAGCAGGTGAGAAAGTGAAGCAAATCTACGGTACCACACTGGC